AAGCAAAAGCAATTTTGGCTATGAGGCTTTCTTCTCTTGCAAAACTTGAAAAAGTTGAGTTAGAACAAGAAGCAAAAGAACTTGAAAATAAAATTGCAGATTTTAAAAATATTCTTGCGGATGATAATCGCCAAAAAGATATTCTTAAATCTCGGCTCGGTGATTTAGTTAAAAAATATGGCGATCCCCGCCGTACAGAACTTACTAATATTGAAATTAAACCTGAAGATAAAATTATTGAAGAAGTTATTCCAGAAGATTGTGTAGTAATCCTTTCTCAAGCTGGAGATATTAAACGCGTACCCAAAAATAGTTTTAAAGTACAACGAAAAAATGGAAAAGGTGTTAAGACAAAAGATGACGTAATCATGTCTACCATTTCTACTAATACCATTGATAATCTTCTTCTTTTTACTAAAAAAGGTAAAATGTTTAAGATTATTGTGGATGAAGTACCAGTTGGTACAAATGCATCAAAAGGCACTCATGTTGGTACTTTAATTAACATGGATCAAAACGATGAGGTTATTGCTATAACTTCACTTGCAAGAAGTAATACTGCAAAGTATGTAGTATTCTTTACTAAACAAGGTTTAATGAAGAAAACGCTTCTTGATGAATATACAAAAGTAAAACGTAGTACGGGTATTGCGGCAATTAAAATTAACGAAGGCGATTCTATTGCTAATGTTGAATTTATTAATGAAGAAGATATACTTGTAATTACAAAAAATGGAATGTCTATTCATTTTGAAAGTAAAAATGTGAATCCTGTTGGCAGAGTTGCGGCAGGTGTTAAAACTATAAAATTAGATGAAAATGATGAGGTTGTTGTAGGACTCCCAATCCATTCGGATAATGATACTATTGCTATTTTTTCTACAAAAGGATATGGTAAAAAAACTTCTATTAAAGAGTTTACAGTTCAAGGCAGAGGCGGAAAAGGATTAGTAATTTATAAACCCAGTGCAGTATATGGACAAATTGCTGGTGCAACAACTATTGCAGATAATGATACAATTCTTCTTACCGGCCAACCAAATTCTATATGCATTGCCGCAACTGATTTACCTTTATTAACTCGAACGAGTTTTGGTAATATCATGGTAAAATCTAACATTTCATCCATAGTAAAATTTTAATAATGAGGGGTTTTAAACCCCTCATTTGTTTTTTATAAAAAAATATATTATAATATATACAGAAAAATAAAAAAAAATATATTATGATCACTTGGGGGTAAAATAATGGATAATCATAAAACTAGCTCTGCAGGAAGCGGAGGGGCATGGATTCTTTTTTTAATTTTTTTAGTATTAAAATTAACACATGTTATTAATTGGTCTTGGTGGTGGGTAACTGCACCGCTATGGGGGTCGGCAATTATAGCAATAATTGCTATTATTATTATGGTTATTATTGTTCATAAAAATGATAAAAAAACTACTAAACATGGACGAAAAATTTAAAATATTACAATTAATTAAACAATTAAATAATGCTACTAAAGCATATGATGAAGGTCATCCTGTTATGTCTGATAAAGAGTGGGATGAATTATATTTTCAATTAAAACAATTTGAAGAAAATACTGGTATTATTTATCCAGATTCACCAACTCAAAATATATATTTTGAAAAAATTTCTGCATTAAAAAAAGTAAAACATAATCATCCTATGTTATCCCTTGATAAAACAAAAAATGCTGCTGATATAGAAGATTTTGTTTTAGGAAATAAGTGGATGGCAATGTTTAAAATGGACGGTTTAACTTGTTCACTTATTTATATTAATGGCAAATTAGAACGAGCTGAAACAAGAGGAAATGGCGATATTGGAGAAGATATTACTCATAATGCTCATGTAATTAATAATATTCCTCAATTTATTAATACATCAGAAAAACAATTAGTCATTGATGGAGAAATTATATGTCCTTTAAATGTTTTCCATCAATTTAAAGATGAATATAAAAATCCTCGTAATTTTGCGGCGGGTAGTATTAGATTATTAGATGCTAAAGAATGTGCCAATCGTAATCTTAGTTTTGTTGCTTGGGATTTAATTCAAGGATATAATAATATTAATATATTTACACAACGGTTAAGTCAATTAGATCTACTTGGTTTTACAACTGTACCACGCGTTAGCAATATTGATACAATTGAAAATGCTATTGAAATTTTAGATAATATGGAAGAACATAAGTTCTATCCAATAGATGGATATGTTTTTAGATTTGAAGATCAAAAATATTATAATAGTTTGGGGGCAACCGCTCATCATTTTAATGGAGCAAAAGCATATAAATTCTATGATGAAACATATTCAACTCGTTTAAAATATATTGATTGGACAATGGGAAGAACTGGGATACTGACTCCAGTAGCAGTATTTGATCCTATTGATATTGATGGTTCAACAGTAGAAAGAGCATCTCTTCATAATGTTAGTGTTATGAGAGAAACTCTCGGTAATTGTGCTTATTTTGGAGAGCCACTTGAAATTTATAAAGCAAATCAAATTATTCCTCAAATTGCAGAGGCTGGACCAAAATATAATTATGATTATGTAATTGCTAATGGTGGTGCACCAGCACATGACGTTATTGAAAGATGTCCTATATGCGGCGGCGAGGTAGATTATATAACCAGTCCTGATGGGGTTATAAATGCACATTGTTCTAATCCACATTGCGAGGGTAAATTAATAAATCGTCTTGAACATTTTTGTGGTAAAAAAGGATTAGATATAAAAGGAATTTCTAAAGCTACTTTTGAAAAACTTATTGATTGGGGATGGCTTAGAAACATAGAAGAAGTATTTTCATTATCTAATTTTAGAAATGAATGGATTAAAAAACCTGGTTTTGGAATAAAGTCAGTAGATAAAATGCTTCAATCTATTGAAGATTCAAAACATACTACTTTAGATGCATTTATATCTGCAATTGGGATTCCCCTTATAGGACGGGCTGTCGCAAAAAATTTAATTAATTATTTTGAAACATATGAAGATTTCCGTAATGCAATAATTGATAATACATATAATTTCTCCATTTTAAATAATTTTGGAGAAGAAATGAATAATAGTATTAAAAATTTTGATTATACCGAAGCTGATAGAATTTCTAAACTTTTAATTTTTGAAAGCTCTATTGAAAACAACAATAAAATTAATAATAATCTTACAGGAAAAACTATTGTTATTACAGGAAAACTTACAAATTTTAAAAATAGAGCTGAATTAAAAACAGCTATTGAAATGCGCGGTGGCCATGTATCTGACTCAATTTCTGGTAATACTGATATACTTATTAATAATGATATAAATAGTACATCAGCAAAAAATAAAGCTGCAAAAACGCGCGGTATACCGATTATTACAGAAGCAGACTTTATTAAGCAATATATTGAAAATTAAAAAAATTTTTACTATAATATAATAGTAAAAGATGAATAAATAAAAAATATTTTTAAAGAAAAATATTTTTTTAGTTTGATATTTTTCTTGATTTTATAAAAAATTTTTGATATAATAAAAATATGATGATAAAAATAATTCATCTTAAAAATAATTAAAATATTTATTAATAAAAGGAGAAACAAAATTATGTTGAAGGAAAATAGTAGAGTAGTTTTTGATTATGTAAAGGCACATGACCATGAGAATTTTACAGCACAGGATATTGCGGACGCAACTGGACTTTCTGTTCGTTCTGTTAATGGTATCGTTACTTCCGCGTTCCAGCGTCATAAGGATGCTGACAAGAACGAGGTTCCTCTGATGGTTCGTGTTCCCGCGGAGATTGAGGATCCTGAGACTGGTCTTCATAAGGCAATTAAATTTATTCAGCTTACCGATGCTGGTCGTGAGTTTGATCCCGACGCTGAGCAGTAATATAAAATATAATTTTATGGGGATTAGATCTTAACACAAAAGATCTAATCCCTTTTTTACATATTATGATTTTATTAATTATTGGTTTTATTTTTTTATTAATTGGTCTTGTGCTTTTTTATAAAGCCAATCAAATTAAAATTATTAAAAATAATGAACAAGAATAGTATAAATAGAAATTAGAAAAAGAAGTTCATAATTTACAAATAGATAGAAATAATTTAATTAATTCAGAAATTAATAAAAAAGAAGAACTCAATCGAGACTTACTATAGTGGCAAGAATATCGTAAAAAAGAAATTGAAGAATATGTAGAAAGTCAACAGCAATTAGCTGATAAAACTGTCAATGCGTTATATGAATAGGCTCAAAAACAAATTTCAGATATTAACAATGATGTTCAAAACACTCGTAATGTAGCATTACAAAAAAAAGAATAGATACAAACTGAAATTGATACATTAAAAGCTTCATTAGCTGCTGGCGTTCAAGCCCGTCTCCGCGAACAATAGAAAAAAGAAAAATTAGATTTTTATAAATTATCAATTAATAAAACAGATTTAGATGACGTAATGATATTAGAAAATTTAAAACCATCTTTACACAAGCCCGTTATTTTAAGTAAACTTATATGGACACAATATTTTCAAAAACAAATGACAGAATTATGTGATAGAGTTCTTGGTAAAAATATTGTTTGCGGTATTTATAAAATTACAGATACTCTTACGGAACAGTGCTATATCGGTCAAAGTGTAAATATAAGCGATCGTTGGAAACAACATTGTAAATGCGGGTTGGGCATTGAAGCCTCCGCAACAAATAAATTATATAATGCCATGCAAAAAGATGGTGTCTGGAATTTTACTTTTGAATTATTAGAATAGTGTCCAAAAGAATTATTAAATGAAAAAGAAAGTTTTTGGATAGAAATGTATCAAAGTAATACTTTTGGATATAATATAACAAAGGGGAATAAATAACAATGATGATTAAAATTTTTACATTAAATAAAAATCATAAAATTAAATTAACCGAAAAAGAATTGAAAGAGCTGTTAGATAGTGCCTATTGGGAAGGATACACACAAAATAACAAAACTTATACTTACACTTCTCCAAACTGGACTCCATATATTACTACTTGTGCGAGTGATCATATAACTTTAACAAGTAATAATGCTGTTACAAGTAATACAATTACTGCAAACACAGGAGAACAATTATGAAATTTGAAAATACATCAGTGTGGGGATTTGAGCATGCTTTACGCGGTATGAGAAATCCTAAAAATAGTTGGAATAAAAGTGATAGTGAATTTAAAATTGCTAATATGGATGATTATGATGGATATTCATTGATTGCTGATAAATGGATTACAGCAACTCATCCAGAATTAAACTGGCCAGAAGAATTTTCTGATGAAGGTTGTAAGTTGTCTGATGAATATATAAATAAATTGCTTGATAATAGTAAAGTTAATTTAAATTCAGATGAAGATTATTCTGAATTTATTATGATTGGTCCAAATGATATGAAACTTGCACAAAGTTTAATTAAAGCAGGACCTGAACATCGCAAGTTCTTACGTCAAATTTTTGTTTCTGTTGATATTACAGCTCCATTGTTTTGGTGGAAATAGATGGACACATACAAAATAGGGACAGTCGCAAATAGCACCTCTACAATGCATAAGTTAACAAGCAAACCAATTACACTTGATTGCTTTGAAATAGATGATCTTAATTCTGATTTAGTATATTATTCATTATCTCCTGCACAAGGCGGACCCGCATCAAATGACATTGGAATGTTATCTGATTTACTTATTGAACAGCTTGAGTTTTTACGTCAAAAATATGTAGAAACAAAAGATAAGAAGTATTGGAAAGAGCTTGTGCGGTGGCTGCCTGAAAGCTGGCTTCAAACGAGAACCTGGACAGCAAATTACGAGGTTATTCGCTCTATTTGTCTGCAACGCCGCAATCATAAATTAAATGAGTGGTCAGGGATGGACGATCCAACTAAAGATAATTTTATCAAATGGGCAAGGTCACTTCCTTATGCTCAATATTTTATTTTTGATGATGAAAATATTCCTTTTTAATTGAAAAATTAAAAATAAAATGTTATAATATAATTACAAAATAAAATTATATTATAAACGAAAAGGGAAAATACTAATGACTAAAAAAGAAGCTTTTATTGAATTTATTGATTATATTTTTAAAGATAGTGATTTACGTTTTTATACAGAAGAAGATGATGAAAGATTTCAATTAGCTAAAGTTTTTTGGGAAGATTTTAAAAATAATAAAGTAAAAAATTCTGGTGCTATGACAGAGAATGGAAAAAAGCTTCTTTCATGGATGCAAGAAAATATAGATAAAATGTCTAATATTTTTACATCTAATGAGGCAGCAGAAGCTCTTTTTACTAGCGGTCGTTCCATTGCTGGCTCCATGCGCAAATTGGTTAACGACGGTTATGTTGAAAAAGTTGGGAAAGATCCCGTTCAGTATTCTCTTACTGACATGGGAAAGACATATAAGATTGACAATTAAAAAAATTTTTGTTATACTATAAAAGTACAAAAGTTGATTAACAAAAAAAGGAGAGTTTATATTTTATGAAGAATAACGCAAGATTTATTAACACAGAAAAGATTGAAGGATACGTTTATAGCACAGGTAGTAATTTTAATCAGCTTTCTGAAAGAGTGTCTGGAGAAAATTCTAAAAATCCTGGAACTAAGTATATTGCAGGCGATCTTGATATTGCAGTTGATGAAGCTGGATTGAATATTGTTACAATTCATTATACTTATGTAACAGAAACATATAGAAGCGGACAGACAAATAATACTTATACAGCACTTAAAAGAATTATTGACAATCCTGATAGAACATGGATTAATGGCGGCAAAGAAAATGCTTTTAAGGTTCAGTGTACTGGAACCGCAATTGCAATTAATGATTTTATTGCAGCAGATGGTTCTAAGGTTGCCGCAATGAGAAATGAAAATGGTTTTTGCTCTATTGTAAATGAGCTTGGACCAGAGAATGAAAGAAATACATTTACAACTGATATGCTTATTACAAAAGTAACGCATGTAGATGCTAATCCCGAAAGAAATATTGCAGAAGATTTTGTAACTGTTAGTGGTGCAATTTTTGGCTTTGGCCCAACTCTTCTTCCAGTATCTTTTACGGTTCGTAATGAAATGGGTATGAGTTACTTTGAAAATCTTGATGCAACTCCTTCTAAGCCTGTTTTCACTAAGGTTTGGGGACGTATTAATTGCATGACAATTAAAACAGAAAGAACTGAAGAGTCTGCATTTGGTGAAGCGGCAGTTCAGACGTATGAGAGAAAGAGCCGTGAATATGTTATTACTGGTACAGCAAAAGTACCTTATGATTTTGGTGATGAAGAAGTTTTGACCGTTGCAGATGTTAATAAGATGACACAGGATCGTCAGGTTATGCTTGCAGAGGTTGAAAAGAGATTTAATGAGCGTCAGGCAAATAAGGCTGCGGCTGGTGGAGTGAACTTTAATGCAGCCGCCGCAACAAAGGCCGCTCAGACCGCGGTTCCCGAAGGTGGATTTGTATTTTAATTAATGGGAGGAACTTTTTTCCTCCCTTTCTTCTAAGAAAGGATATTTAATTATGGCAGATATTGATATTTTTAGTATTCAACCCCACCAGGTAAGTCGCGATCTCCGCGGTTATTCAGTATTTTTCTATGGTGGTTGGAAAACTGGTAAAACCACAATTGCATCAAAGTTTCCCAATGCGCTTTTACTTGCTTTTGAAAAAGGTTACAATGCTTTGGCGGGCATTCGCCCACAGCCAATTAATTCATGGGCAGAATTTAAAAAAGTTCTTCGTCAGTTAAAAGATCCCCGCGCAAAAGAAATGTATGAAACCATTATTGTAGATACCGCAGATATTGCTTATGATTATTGTACAAAATATATTTGTGATAATGCAGTAAGGTCAGATGGCGGATATGGTGTCGATTCTATTTCAGATATTCCCTTTGGTAAGGGATATGGAATGGTTGAAAAAGAATTTGATACAGCATTGCGTTCTATTGTTCAAATGGATTATGGTCTTGTTATTATTTCACATGAAACTGATAAGACCTTTACAGATGAAGCTGGAAATCAGTTTAATAAAATTGTTCCCACTCTTGATAAAAGAGCTAATAATATTTGTGCAAGAATGTGCGATATTGTTGGATATTCTCGTGCAGTAACAGACAAAGACGGGAACGTCACTACAAAATTGTTTATGCGCGGAACCCCAAGATATGAAGCTGGTTCAAGATTTAAATATACTCCAGATTTTATTGATTTTTCATATGAAAATCTTGTTAATGCTATTTCAACAGCAATAGATAAGCAAGCTGAAGAAGATGGACAGCAGTATTTTACTGACAGCCGTAAAAATGCCTATGAAGATACTACTAAAGATCTTGATTTTGACGCTCTTATGAAAAACTGTAATAAATTAATTAAAGATATGATTGATAATAATACAGAAGAATTATTTAAAGAATTTTATCAGCCTCGTATTATTCAAATCACAGATAGATACCTTGGTAGGGGTCAAAAGATGAGTCAGTGTTCAAGAGAACAAACAGAAGCACTTTCTCTTATTTATGATGATCTTGTATTGCTTTCAAAAGAAAAGCCTGAATAAATTTAATTTAAAATAATATAAGGGTTGTCAATTTGACAACTCTTATTTTTTTTGTTATAATATAAATAGAAATATTAAAAAGGGGATTATTGTCTAATGGCTCACAAAGTAAAATGTTTATATTGCGGCGAGCAATTTGATAGAGATATTGAACCAACAAAACAAGTCTCCGCACGTAGATATGCTCACTTAAAATGTTGGGAAGATCATTTAGCTAATATGTCTCAAGAAGAAAAAGATATAGAAGCTTTTTATAATTATGTACAAAAATTATTTGGAGAAGAGTATAATTATATATTAACTAAAAAATTAGCTGAAAGATATGTAAAAGAAAATAATTATACATATAGTGGAATGTTAAAGACTCTTAAATGGTATTATGAAAAAGAAGGTAATTCACTTGACAAAAGCAATGGGAGCATTGGTATTATTCCTTATATTTATAATCAAGCATTAAATTATTATTATGCATTATATCAAGCGCAATTAATTAACAGTGAAAAAGATATTTCAAATTTTATTTTACCAAAAGAAAGAGTCATAAATATTGAATCACCAAGGGCTTATGCGCGGCCGCCACATATGTGGTTAGAAGAAGAGGAAGATAAGAAATGAGTTCAAAATACTATGATGTATCAGCTTGTATGCAAGTAATTGGAGACGTATTTATTAATCCTTCTTTATTAGATTTAGAAGAAAAATATAAATTTCATGAAGAAGATTTTGTACAAGAGTTTCATAGAATTTTATTTGGTTCAATTTATAATCTTCATCAGCTTGGAGCAAAACAAATTTCAATTGAAGATATTGAAAAATATTTGGAACAACGTCCTAAAAAATATGCGGTTTATAAAGTCAATAAAGGATCTGAATATTTAGAAAATATAAAAGGAATGTGCCAGCTTGCAGCTTTTGATTATTATTATAATCGTATGAAGAAAATGACACTTTTACGAATGTATAATAATAGTGCTGGTATGGATTTATCATGGTTATATGATCCAGATAATGTATTAGATTTAAAAAAGAAAGAAGCACAAGAAACATGGTTTGACAACACTCCAATTAATGAAATTGCTAATACTATTAATGATAAAATAGATGAAATTAAAGCTAAATATGTTGATAATTCAGAAGATGGAGTTATTCAGGCGGGGGATGGTGCATTAGCCTTACTCGAAAGATTAAAAAATACACCAGAAATTGGTTATCCGTTATATGGTAAATTAGTTAATGCAATTCATCGGGGAGCACGACTAAAAAAGTTTTATTTGCGGTCTGCCGCTACTGGCGTCGGAAAAACGCGTTCTATGATTGCAGATGCCTGTTCTATTGCTTGTAATAAAATTTATAATCTTGAAACTAAACAATGGGAAGATAATGGTACTCGTGAACCCACTCAATTTATTACAACAGAACAAGAAGAAGATGAAATTCAAACTATGATGATTGCTTTCTTGTCTGGAGTAAATGAAGATCACATCCTTGAAAATACGTATACCGAAGGTGAGTGGGAGCGAGTAAACGAGGCCGCCGCGATTCTTTCAAAAAGTCCTTTATATATCAAAAAACTTCCAGATTTTTCATTACAAGATATTGAAAATACAATTAAATTTGGAATCCGTCAATATGATACTCGTTATATTTTTATGGATTATATTCATTCAAGTATGAAAATACTTAGTGAAATTAGTTCAAAAGCTGGAGTTAAAGGGTTACGAGAAGATAATATCCTTTTTATGATTAGCGTTCGGTTAAAAGATCTTTGTAATCAATATGGAGTATTTATAATGTCTGCCACCCAGCTTAACGCAGATTATGTATCTGCTCAACAGTATGATCAAAATCTATTGAGAGGTGCGAAGGCAATTGCTGATAAGATTGATTGTGGTATGATTATGCTTCAAACTAGTCAAGATGATAGAGAAGCTTTAAAAAATATTATTCATTCAATGGGTGTCGAAATGCCTGATATAAAAATTTCTGTTTATAAAAATAGGCGCGGTCGTTATAAAGATATACTTCTTTGGTGTAAATCAAATCGTGGTATTTGTAGAATTGATCCAATTTTTGTAACTAATTATAATTATGAATTAATTAGTATTGAAGATTTAAAAATTAAAGTTACACCTAAAATTGAAGCAAGTGCATTTTAATATATAAACTCTGTTAAGCTGGATACTTTGGGGGATGGAAAATGGAGCCTTGCGGTGGACAAGTTCGAATCTTGTATCCTCCAAAGGTTAACTTAATAAGAGTAAACCGCTAATAAAAACTAAAGGAGAAAATATGATTATTTGCGGTTTCCCTGGAGTTGGAAAATCTACCTTAGCAAAATTTTCTAATTGGGTAGATTTAGAAAGCACTCCATTTGAGAAAGATTGGGTTCGTTATGCGAAAGTGGCAAAGCATATGAGTGATAGTGGATATAATGTTATGGTGTCTACTCATCCTCAATTATTAGAGCAATTTGAACAAATGGAGATAAGATATACTGTTGTAGTTCCTCCTTTTACTGATATTTCTATTTATAAAGATAGATATATCGAAAGAGGAAATAATACTGATTTTATTACTTTAATTGAAACAAACTGGGATAAATGGATTGGAGATATTATAACAAAATCTTCAGTTAATAAAACTGTTGTAATACTTCCAAAAGATGGTTGTTTGCAAGCCTATCTTGAAAAATATAAAGGAATATAAAATGTCTTTTAAATATGATAAAGACACACTTAAAGAAAATTTAACAATAGAAGAAGTATTTGATCTTGTAAGTGAATTAGGCGGCGAGCCAATTATGGGTAATGGGATATTTACCGCCCGCACAATCTGTCATGGCGGAGATAGTCATAAACTTTATTATTATCCTAATACACATTTATTTCATTGCTATACCGGATGTGGAGATGCGTCATTTGATATATATGATTTGGTTTTAAGAGTAAATAAAACTGCTGGTATTCAAAATTTTTCATTGTCTCGCGCCATTGCATTTGTGGCAAGATATTTTGGACATACTTCTGAAACTTTTGATTTTGAAGATAATCAAGATACAAGTGAAGACTGGAAAATTATTAATAATTTTAAAAGAAATAAAGAAAAAATAGTTCAACCACAAATCGTTGAATTAAAGACATATGATAATAAAATATTAAGGTATTTGCCTCATCCGCATATTATCCCATGGGAGCAAGAAGATATTACATTTGATATTATGGAATCAAGAGGCATTTGTTATGATCCTATTAATGAAGGCATTGTAATTCCTCATTATGATATAAATGGTAATTTAATTGGTATCAGAGAAAGGACATTAATTAAAGAAAATGAAGTTAATGGGAAATATCGTCCTGCATATTTAAATGGAAAACTTTTTAATCACCCTCTTGGTTTTAATTTATATAATCTTAATAATAGCAAAAAAGCCATTGCCGCATTTAAAAAAGCAATAGTATTTGAAGGCGAAAAATCAACTCTTAAATACGCATCTTATTTTGGAGAAGAGTCTGATATTAGTGTAGCGTGTTGCGGCAGCAATTTAATTAATTATCAAGTTAAATTATTATTATCTCTTGGTGTAAAAGAAATTATTATTGCTCTTGATAAGCAGTTTCAAAAAATAGGCGATGAAGAGTGGCAAAAATGGATTATTAAATTAAAAGCCTTATATAATAAATATGGTAATTATGTAAATATTTCATATATGTTTGATAAAGCGGAACTATTACAATATAAATCTAGTCCGATAGATGAAGGTAAAGATAAATTTTTATATTTATTTAAAAATAGAATCATTCTCGAATAAAGAAAGAATTGACTTGACAATTCTTTCTTTTTTTGTTATAATTTAATAAGAAATAGAAATTTTTAAAGGAGAAAAAAGCTAATGAATGTTATAAAAATAGATATTGAAAAAATAAAGCAAAGTATAGATGAATATATTATACATAATACAGAATGGATGCTACAGATTGATACCAAAATTAATTATGCATACCCTATTGTTTTTATGAATGAAGACACTTTACATCTTTTACAAAAAGAATCAAGATCTTTGTATCAAACAACAACAAATTTAGAACGATGTCCAAAAAAGTTATTTAATTGTCATGTTGCTATTGCAGATTGGTTACCATTTGGGGAGGTTAAATTAATGTGAAGTATGAATTAATAAATCAACCAAATAAAAACTTCTCAACAATTCAACAAATATTATATAATAGGGGAATTGCAGAAAAAGACATTTTACACTATCTTAATTTATCTGATTAGGATATAAATTCACCATTATCATTAGGAGAATAGAATTTAAAAAATGGTTTAAAATTAATTTTATATGCTATTCATGATAATCAAAATGCCTTAATTATAGTAGATTGCGATTGTGATGGATATACATCTGCCGCACTTTTAATTAATTATTTATATAAATTATTTCCTACTTGGGTTGCAGGACATTTAGATTGGATTATGCATGACGGAAAACAGCATGGATTATCAGATTGCTATGATGCAATTATCCAAGGAAATATCATTACTTCAAAACAATATTCTCTCGTTATTTGTCCAGATTCTAGTAGTAATGATTATGAATATCATGAACAATTATTTTATAAAGGCATTACGACATTAGTTTTAGATCATCACCTTGCAGAAAAAATAAGCCCATATGCTATCGTTATTAATAATCAATTATCAAATTATCCAAATAAAGAATTATCTGGAGTTGGTGTGGTTTGGCAATTTTGTAGATATATAGATCAAATATTGAATGTTAATTATGCAAATGATTTTCTTGATTTAGTAGCACTTGGAAATTGCGGCGATATGATGTCTTTACGTTCTTTTGAAACACGCTACCTTATAACAAAAGGTTTCAAAAAAGAAAATATTAAAAATCCTTTTATTGACTATATGCTTGATAAAAACTCTTTTCCATTATCAAAAGCAGATTATATATCTTCTGATCCAAATATGGCTTGTACTTCTATCGGCGCCGCATTTTTTATTGTTCCTTTTGTCAATGCTATAACACGAAGTGGAACTCAACAATAGAAAGAATTACTTTTTAATGCTATGTTAAATCATAGGGCTTTTGAAGAAGTTTTTTCAAACAAACGTGGACATAAATTAGGCGAAACAGAAAAACTAATTTTACAGGCAATTAGAACAGTCACAAATGTTAAAAATAGACAAACAAGAGCAGAAGATGCTGGATTAGCTATGTTAGAAAAAATGATTGAAACAAATCATATGTTAAATCATAAAATATTACTATTTTTATTAGAGCCTGGCTAGATTGATTCTGAAATCAGAGGTTTAATTGCAAATAAATTTATGGCAAAATATCAAAGACCCTGTTGTTTATTAACTAGAACTAATAGGAACGGGATTGAAACCTTTGAAGGATCTATGCGTGGATATACTAAAACTGGTATTGATAGTTTTAAATAGATTCTTGAGCAGTGCCCTGGCATTATTTATGTAGAAGGACATGATAATGCGGCGGGCGTTGGTATTAAGGCAAACCATATCGAAGATTTTCTTTATCGCATTGACCAGCTTTTAGAGGATGTTTCTGTTGAACCTATTTATAGAATTGATTATGATTTTAAAGAAAATGAAAATAATAATCAACGCATTTTAGAAATTGCAGATATGAATGATTATTGGGGTCAAGATATTGATAGAGCATATGTAAATATTAATTTCAAAATTACAAGTTCTAATTTTCAAATTATGAAAAGTAATACTTTAAAATTTAATCTTCCAAATGGATTGTCTATTATAAAATTTAGCGGGACTGAATAGGAAATTAATAAATTTACTACAACAGGATATTTAGAAGTAAATGCGATTTGTAAATGTAATAAAAATTAGTGGAATGGATGTGTTTATCCACAGCTCATTATGTAGGATTATGAAATTGTAGATTCTTCTAAATATTATTTTTAAGGAGAAAATAAATGATAGTTTATAAATGTGATTTATGTAAAGAAGTATGTAGAAAAGAAAATCTGATAACAATAAAAGTTCCAATAAATAAATATTTATATGCAACAAAAAGTGATGGTACTAAATTAATTAAATTTAAGTCTGATGTAAATATATCTCCTATTGAAATTTGTCCTAAATGTGCTATGCATATCGCAAATTCTTTAGATTCATTAGGAATATCTTCTTAACAGCTCGGCACGCAGAGGGTCATACTCAGGAAAGTAAAATGCATTTAGGATTTTTTCATTTGCATTTTTCTTTCTTGACTTTTTTTATAATTTTTAGTATAATATATATAGAAAAAACATAGAGGTGTATTATAATGATATTAACCAAAAAGCAAGAGGAAGGGTTAAAAATTGCGGTTGCCCGCTACCAAGCTAAAGAAAAATATACCATTATTAGTGGTTACGCAGGAAGTGGAAAATCAACGCTAGTTCGCTTTATTATCGAAGCTCTTAAAATAGATGAGGATTATGTGTGCTATTGTGCTTTTACTGGTAAAGCAGCCGAGGTATTGCGAAAAAAGGGCAACAAAAATGCTTGTACTTTACATAAATTATTATATGAGTCTATTCCATTGCCAGATGGAAGCTTTATTAGAAAACCTAAGCGATTTTTAGGTTATAAAATTATTGTAGTTGATGAAGTAAGCATGGCTTCTAAAACTCTCATGGATCTATTATTTACTCATAATGTTTATGTAATTTGTTTAGGGGATCCTGGCCAATTGCCGCCAATAGATAAGGATGAAGATAATCATTTATTAGATCATCCTCACATTTTTTTGGATGAAATTATGCGGCAGGCACAGGAATCGGAAATTATTCGTCTTACAATGAAAATTAGAAATAACGAACCAATTGATTATTATAATGGAACAGAAGTTAAGATTATTCCATACACAAATTTAAATACTGGTGTATTACAATGGGGAGATCAAATATTAACCGCTACTAATGCTAAACGCCAAATGATAAATAATCAAATGCGTAGTTTGCAAGGGAGAACGGGTGCTCCGCAAAATGGAGATAAAATGATTTGTCTTAGAAACTATTGGGAAGATTTTAGTATGAAAGGAGATCCGCTTATTAATGGTACAATTGGAATTCTTGAAAATAGTTTTCAAACTTGGGTAAATGTTCCAAAGATTGTACAAAGTAAAATTCAAAAGTTTGATGTTTTAATGGGAGACTTGCATATTACTGATACAAATGATAGTTACCCCATGACGGATATGGATTTAAAAATGATTCTTACTGGCGAAAAATGCTGCGACTGGAAACTTTCATATAGATTAGGAAAACTTCGACCTAAATATGGAGATATTGTTCCTAAAGAATTTACATATGCATATGCAATTACAGTGCATAAAGCACAAGGATCAGAATGGAATAATGTTGTAGTATTAGAAGAAAATTTTCCTTTTAATAAAGAAGA